TAACTGAACTAATGGTGGAATGTGAGTTCAAATGAAAATTCAGATCGAACTATCCAAAGATGTAAATTATCCTGGTGAAATACTGGGTAAATATATTTGGAATCTAGAAGAAGGTGATAATCACGTTACTGGATTTTGTGATTCTGTTAAAGAGTGTTTTCAAGAAATTATTAGAAACAGGTGAATTCAAATGAAGTACCCAAGACAAAAGAAGTCCAGAACCTATTATTACTTCTGGGCATTTATGGCACTTACAG